ATAACGCACATGAAAGTGAACAGAATCGTCAAACTTGGACTCGAGCAAAAAGCACACGAGCTCAAAACGCAAGGCCTCTCTGACACCGAAATCGCACAGAAGCTTTCAGAGATTGCAGGCGAGGAGATCAGCAGGTTCACCGTTCTTAGGTACTTCAAGTCGAACAAGGATCTAGTAATCCAAAAAGCCAAGCAGAGGGAAGAGATCATTTCAAGGGCCTTGAACAGCAGACTTGATGTCGTGGAGCAACTGAACAGAATCAATCAGACTATGTGGCAGCTCGCAGATGATGCTTTACGACGGGGTGATTCGAAAACCGCGATCCAAGCTCTTAAAGAGATCAGGGAACAAATCAGCTTGCAAGCTAAGCTACTCGGCGATCTGCCAGATCAGCAGATCAACATCAACGTAAATGTCCATAACGAGCTCATACGCTTCGAGCAGAAGGTAATCCAGATCGTTTATGAGGTGTTGTGTGATGATTGCAGAACTGAGTTTTCAAGAAAACTGGAAGAAATTGGAAAAAGAATCGTTTAAACGACTGATGCTGCTCTCTCATCCTGCAAACCTCGCAAGATATCTAGGCTATCAGGTCGCACCACACCATCAGGCCATCCTGGACCATATAATTTCCCATAAGAAGACCCTCGACCTCGCTCCGCGAGGACATGGAAAGTCAACTGTCGGGACCATCATCTTCTCTTTATGGAAAATCCTTGTGGATCCAGACGTCAGGATCCTGATAGTCTCAAATACGGATCGTCAAGCTAAGGCTTTCTTGCGAGAAATCAAGGCTCATCTAGAGAGCGATAAAATCATCAATCTTTTCGGGAATTTGCAGGGTAGCAAATGGACCGACGAGGAGATTACATTAGCTAATCGATCAAAAATTTTCAAAGAGGCTACAATTACCACTTTGGGAGCCTCAGGAGCTGTCATCACCAAGCATTTTGATGTTTTGATCGCAGACGACCTCGTCGACTTTGAGAATGCAAGGACAGAGACTCAGAGGGCCAAACTCAAGGAATGGTTTTATATGTCCCTCCTCCCCACTCTGGAGCCGGATGGCGAGCTGCACGTTTTTGGCACACGCTATCACCCTTCAGATCTCTATCAAACTCTCATCGATAGCCAGGAATACGATATTCAGATCATGCGTGCATTGGTTAACGAAGACATTTCACTCTGGCCGGAGATGTTTCCTCCAGCCCTGCTCCAGAGGATCAAAGCTGAGATGGGCAGCATAATTTTCAATCTGCAGTACCAAAATGACGTCGAGCTTGCAAAGCAGGATAACATCTTCAAGTATGACTGGATCCGATTGTATGATTCATCTGAACTACCTAGAGATTTGAAGATTTATATGGGCGTTGATCTCGCCATAAGCCAGAAAGAAACAGCCGACTACTTTGTTATATGTGTTATCGGCTTGGATCCAGACAACAACATTTATGTGCTGGACATTTACAGGGCTCGCCTGTCTTTCAAGCAGCAGATCGCTGCAATTCAACGATTCAATGAAAAGTGGAAGCCGATAAGCATTGGAGTCGAGAGTAATGCTTACCAGAGGGCTATGGTGGATGTATTGGAAGATATGCTTTTGCCAGTGCATGAAATTACAACTAGAACGGACAAAGTCACCAGAGCTCAAATTCGATCGGCCAATTTTGAAAATGGGAAAGTGTTCATCAGGAAAGACATGACGGATTTCATAGATGAGCTCGTGCTATTCCCAGATTCAGAACACGATGATATGTTCGATGCTTTTGATTTTGCCTGTGAGGTAGCCACCAAGTTATCTGTGCCCGATGATTGGAAATTCACCGATGAATCTTTCAGTTTTCTGTTGTGGGGTGATTAATGAGAGGTTCCAATTCTGACTTTCATTTATATACTACCCCAATGATTTAGCATTCATGAGTGAGATAGAGCCTGTAAATGTGGGAAGCGTGGCTTTAGCGAAATTCAAGACATTTGTACTCAAAAAACACGGAAGTCTACGGGTAAACCTACACAAAGAAGCGACGACGGCCCTTAAAACCTACCTGAACCTTCAAAATGTGGATACTGAATTTCTGCGACTGGCGGCAGATATCCTTATTCTGAATCCAGAGATAGACAGAGGCTTTCTCTTTTCCATGAACAAAGAACAGCTGAGAAAATACAAAGAAGATCTTGCTCGGTCAGCCGGTAAAATAGCTGAAAAGTACTATGGCTCGGTGGAGGCATGATACAATGCCTGTACATGCATTTAATCTATATGGTCCGATAGCAAAAATGGTGGATAGGTTCAAAGAAGACTTATTGAAGGAGTTAAGAAATCAGGAAAACAACTATGCCCAGATCATCAGACAGGAAGTGCTATCTGAAGTCCAAGATAGGGAAAACGCAATTCTCAAACGGCTTGAAAATGTGCAATTAGATCAGAGAATCGCTGATGATGTCATGAAGTTCCTAAAACTCTTTGCAGCACTTGACAAGAACCCGAAACTGATCAGAGACCCTAAGAAATTGTCTGAGCTGACGGGTCTCAATATCGAATACACCAAGGTTCTCGTGGATGTATGGAGATATGGTAGAATTTACGAGAAAATCAGGAGCATGAAATCCTCTATTGTGGACATGATAGCTGCTGGACGACTTTCCATACCGAAGACAGAACCGAACGAGGCTACCAGAAAGTATTTCTGAGTCTATGAAGGAGAAGAAGCCTAGAGGAATTGAGAACTTCAAAGCCTCAATATGTGCAAAGTGCAGCTTTAAGTATCCTGGATGTGAAAAACGAATCGTCGAGTGTGTTTTGGCCGAAATCTGCTATTACATACGGCTTAATTTTATTTACAACCACATAAAACCCAAGGATCTGGCTGCTATTGTTTCAGATTTGGAGAAGAGAGTTCGCAAGTTAGAATCAGAATTGAGGTGATGGGTATGGGTGATGAGAAGTATGCTAAAACTAAGGAATTGCTGGCCAAATGGACCATTCCAGCAGGAGAGGAGAGGGAGCTCGAGCTTGACTTTATGGGTGACAAGCTCTTCTTCAGGGTAAAACTTCTCTCTGCTGCTGAGATGTCTGAGATCAGAAGAGCTGGGATAAAACCTGATGGAACAATTGATCCCGTGCTGCTCGAGCAGGCCAACAACGAATTCATCAGCAAGGCCATAATTGAGCCTGAAGTGGATCCAGAAAATATGCATCCCCTTCTCAAGGACCTTCTGCTTGATGAACTGCTTAGGATCCACGGCTACGATGACCGGATCTTGGAGGAGCTTGAAAAAAAATTGAGGAGGAGAAGATCTGGTACGACCTAGCCTATGAGTTCAGAATACCTAAGGTTTCATTGCTGAAGGAGATGCTTTCGGAAGTAGAAGCACTGGAATGGTCAGTTTACTTCCAAAAGAGGGCTGAGGAGATGTCTGCTGAACTTCCAGCGGAATCTATGAATGATGGCAAAATCCGGCTTGTCAGGGAAGGAGATTATGTACGGATGAGTTCCGGAACCAGTTTCATCCGGAAGGGAAATAAAATCGTGATGGTGAGAAGATGAGAGGATCAATCAGAAGTTTGTATATGGTCCTGTCTCTGCAGGATCAAGCATCGGCAAAGCTTCGACGAGTAAATGCGTTGATGGATGAATCCGCGAGGAAAATGCGAATTGCTGATAGGTTGGCCCAGAAGAACACCCAGACTTGGATGTATTCCTCAGCAGCCTTCGAAAAATCCCTTGCTTCCTCAGCCTACTTCTTCGCTCAAGTGGATAGAATCGAGAGGGAGGCAATGATTAAATCGAGGTTTCAGCACTCGGTAACTCAGAAGCTAGCCTTGAGCTACTCGAGGCTGAAGGAAAAAGTCTCCAGCTATGCCTCAACCCTCCGATCGAGATTAACACAGATCAATTCAACTATCCAGCAGCACAGGACATCTCTGATGATGGTAAGCGCTGCTCTTTCAGGAATGATCGGGTTAACAATTCGAGGAGCTGTAAACGAGGAGAAGTTCAGAAGAAACATCGAAAGCTTATCCAGCGTTATAGACTACAATCATGAAGGCTGGCAGAACATAAACAAAGCCCTCCAGGAATACATCGATTCTGCTGCGAAGGTTAACTACATTTCCAAAGAAAACAGAGCTCGACTGGTTAGCGAGATGATAACTATGGGCACAGCCAAGGACACAATTCTGAAATATGGTCCTACGCTCGAGAAACTTGGTGTATCCCTCGGAAAGACCACCGATGAAGTTATCACCGCTGTTCGAAGTTCTCTCGCTGGGTTCCACATAGCTTTCAAGCGACTCGGCGTGATGCTCAAGGAGGAAGACATCAAAAAGAAGATAGAGGAAATCAGAGATGCTCATAAGGGTTGGAGCGAAGAGGCTTTGAGAGCTGAAGCGATAATGGAGCTCGCCTATCCACAAATGGTTGCAAGAATCGGTGACTTCGATAAAGCAATGGATTCAGCCTATGGAGATCTTGTGAAATTCAAGGAGAAATTGAGCGATCTTGCAGGAGATATCGGATCCATTTACATTCCATACCTCAGGACAGCAGTTGAGTGGACATCCAAGTTTATCAAATTCCTCAAAGTTCATCCTATCCTGAAAACTGCCATAGCCTTCGGCACACTGGCAACTGTTATAGCGATTTTAGGTGGATTAGCTCTGCCAAAAGCTTACTCAGGGATGAAGTCTTTCTTATCCATATCAAAAACTGCTGCAAAATTTATCTGGTCGAGAATGATCCCTGCAACCGTTGCACAGGCTTATGCAACTGGCGGCTTAACTGCCGCTCTGAGGGCTGCAGCATTAGGTTTCAAGAGCTTAGCAGTGGCTATGTTGACGAACCCAATAACTTGGGCTATCCTAGGCATAGCTGGTGCGGTTCTGCTCCTGCAGCATGCATGGGTCCATAACATCTTCGGGCTCAGAGATAAAACGCTGGCATTCTTCAAAGCAATCAGAGGAGCAATTGACTGGGTAGTAGGAGGGATAAAGACACTGATCACTTGGATCACAGCCATACCCTCTAGGATCCAGGAGGCATGGAGATCATTAACTGAGAACCCGCTATTCAAACTGGCACAGACAGCCTTATCATTCACTCCCGTGGGCATGGGGCTGAGCACTGCAAAGATCATCACAGGAACTCCAATCCCAACCATAAGCCCTGCAGCGATCTCGAATGTGAGCACTGTAAACAAAGTTGAGCACAGAATCATCAATGTTCCAAAGATAGAGTTCAAAATAGAGGGAATCAAAGATCCAGACAAGGTTGCAGAAATAGTCATCCAAAAACAACGAGATATGTTTAGGAGCTATGGAATCTAATTTTTTTTAAACTAAAACAGAATAGATGACATAAAACCCAATTATAAAGCCGAAAAAATAAATGCCTAAACCTAACTTCCAATCATCAGCGATTAAAATTGCACCTATTATCGTGACAATGAACGCAACCACAGAGATAACACGTATCAAATTTATACCCATACTACATTGCTCACTAACTTCAGAATAGTATTTACTGCCTTGCATTGTCTTCTTAGCAAAATCGCAAATGTTTTGAAGAACGAATTCAGAGATTCCGAATTCATCAGGGCTGATCCCTACAGTTACAGAGATACCTAGAGACATCCCACCAACAAGACCAATTATAAGTACAGTAAGCAATGCTTGAGGTGAGGGCCAATTTGACATTGTGAAAAAATTAGCTGACTTTTCTTTTTATCTTTTCCTATAAATCCAGCATACATGGAAGATGTTTTCATAGCCGGCAGAAAGTTCAGAGCTATTAGCGTGATAAATCTGGACCAGGATAAAACAATTCCTGAGCATCGTACCGAAGAGCAATTCAGCATCGCGGACCATGTGATCAATGAGCCTGCAGAGTTCGAACTCGAGCTGCAGCTCTTCAAGGATGAGGGAGAAGTCGATCTTCTTAAGCAGATAATCGAATCAAACACACCCTTCGAACTAAGCCTAGAGCTTGGATCATACGAGAACATGCTCGTGAAATCCCACAGATTCCGCATCTCGGACAGCCAGAACATAGTTTACGCAACACTACGCATCAAACAGATAAGAACCGCTGCAGCAAGAACCGCTGTTGTAACGCTCCCGGATGTGGTTACTCAGGCGGAAGAAGACTACCAAGGGGGAGATGCTGCCGTAACCCCATCATCTGAAAACAAGGCTGATGGTCCTGAAAAGCAGGAGAACAAGAGCTGGCTTGACTCTATTATGGACTGGTTTGGTGCAACTTTCGGAGGTGGTTAAATGCCAACGGTGAATGTTCTACCATTCGACAAGAATTTAGGATATCCGCAGAAGCAGAAATTCAAGATCAACGACAAAGCTTACAACGCATACTACCGCTGGAACTCCCAGGGCTTCTGTGTTCTGAAAATCGTCAGGATAGAGGATTCAGCAATAGTTTTCAACGGCAAGCTTGCTGTGAAGAATCCCTACGAAGCCAGAGACCCGCAAACCTATGAGGTGCTCTTTACGATCCTGCCCTGGAACGTTGACTCACAAAATTGTGAGGTATGGGTGTTCTGGACATGATCATCAACGAAGGTTCCAGCCTGAGCAACGAGATGTTCAACCGCTATTACGAACTCCAGCTCGGTTCCATGCTTATCACGATCGACGACTTAGATATCGAGTTCCACATCGAAGGAGGAAACAAGGAGAATGCGAACAAAGCAGAGATCACGATCTACAACCTCAGTGATGCATCTAAGGCTAAGATAAAGAAAGATACGGCAATACAGCTGAAAGCAGGTTATAGAAACGATTACGGTATCATTTTCTATGGGAAGATCGATAGAGTAAGCGAGGAGAAGGATGGAGCAGATGTTAAAACGATCATCAAAGCTTTGGATGAGACGAAATCCCTCTTTGAATCCGCATACATCACGAGAACCTACCCTCAGGGAACCCCGATTGCCACGATAGTCAGGGACATGTTCAATGCAGCTGCAATTCCGGTTGCCAAGATCGAGGATCCAAGTGTAACCCTGCAAAAGACGATGACCTTCCATGGCACACCGTATAACAATCTCAAGATCTGTCTGGATATTGTGAACGGGGATGTGTTAAGGCAGGCGAAAAATCAGTATGGCTACATGGACCCGCTGCTGAGAAGGGCCGTTGAGAGTCAGAATTACTTCACATTCTACACAAAGAACAACATGGGTTACTTTGTACGGAAACAATACCAGGGCCAGGAGGTAATCGTTTTATCATCAAGCACAGGACTGATGGAGGTTACAGAGCAGGAGGGTGAAGAAGCTGCAATAGACTATAAGATCAGATGCCTGCTTCAGTGGAAAGCTTCCGCAGACTCCTTGATCAGACTGGAATCGATAAAAGTCTCTGGAATTTTCAAAGTCATAGATTTCGCTCATATCTGTAAGGGTGAGGAGTTCTACTCTGAATTGGGAGTGAAGGCTGTATGACAGTTGAAAAGCTGATCCGCCTGATAGATTCCAAGCTCGAAGAGATAAACACAGTTTCTTTTGGTATCGTAACCCAAGTCGATCTAAGCAAGATGAGGTGTAATGTAAAGCTAAAGCACAGGATCCAGGGCAACGAGATAGAGCTTTTCGATGTTCCAATAGCGGTGCAGAAATTCAGCGACTCGGCATTGATAATAGCTCCCAAAGAAGGAGACATCGTACTCGTTCTTTTTTCGAAGTACGAACTCGAGGAGCAGATAAAAAACAGGGAAATTGTGGATGTCAACGAACTCCTGAAATTCAACTTAAACCATGCATGCGTAATCGCTGGCATCTTTACGGCTGTCGACTCATTACCCTCCATAAACGAGGACGAGATCCTGATATGGCACAAAAGCGGGGCCTACATAAAATTCAAACAGGATGGAAGCCTCGAGATAAAAGCCAAGCGAGTAGACTTCAACAAGCTTTAAGGTTTTAAGGTGTGACTATGCCATTAATAGCCGTTGAAGGGGATTACGACACTCAGGATGACTGCCATGACCCTCCAGCAGGAGGAGGGAGCTATGACATAACACCCATTGATCTACAGGATTTCGTTTTCATAGCTGGTAAGCTCATGGTATGCAAGGGCGAAGATTTCTCCGCACACGAAACGGCCTATGCAGGAGATAATTCAACCTGTTCACAGCTGATTTTCATCGCTGGAATTCCTGTCTGCAGGGAGGGAGATGTAAGCAGAAGCTCAAGCTGCCACACCTTCAGCGGGATAACCGTAACCAGTCAAGATTTCGTTTACGATAATGGTTAACGATGGCTAAGCTGACTTTTCTTTAAATTTTAGGAGAAAAACCATTCACTAATGTATGCAAAAACCTTCAAGCTGGACAGCTCAGGGGATGTTATCTACAGCGATCTGAATCGTGTTGAACTCATTAGCGGAGCCGAGAAAGTAGCCCAAGACATCTGGGTTATCCTGCACACAATTAAGGGTTCCGACATCTTCAACCCTGAGCTGGGTGTTGATTATTTCAAGATAGTAGAATCAGGCTATAACAGAAAGATAATCGAGTACGAGATAAGACGAGCTTTGAGAAATTATCCTTATTTGAGATCAATTGACTCAATAGAAGTATCAGAGCCGGATTCAAATCGGAGAGTCACGATCAGCATTCGTTTGACGATTGTTTCTGGAGAATCGGTTAGTATGGAGGTAACGATTTAGGTAATTAAATAGGCAAATGGGGGTTGCTACATGAGTTATGGTGTAACGGAAAATGGATTCGTTTTGAAGAACTACGATGCGATAATCGAGGCGGTAAAACAACGAGCAAAGCTTTATTTCGGCGACGATGTAGATCTGACGGATACATCCCCGATCATGAGGTTTGCAAACAGCATTCTGATGGAAGCAGCGATACTCTGGAATGTGGCAGAGGATGTGTATTATTCAGCTTTCATCGATTTTGCCACCGGCAGCGATCTGGATAAGGTTGTAGCATTGCTCGGTCTGACGAGAAAAGCGGCAACGAAAGCAACTGGAACCGTAACTTTTTCACGCTCTACTCCCGCAACCAACGACATCTGGATCCCACTCGGCACGAGAGTTGCAACGGCTGATGGCAGCATAGTTTTCGTAACCACGGAAGGAAAATACTTGGAGTCGGGCAACACTTCCGTCGATGTGGCGATCGAGGCCCAGGAAGCAGGTTCAGCAGGAAATGTCGCTGCAAACACGATAACGAAGATCGTCGACCCGATAAGCGGGATTGAGAGTGTAAACAACGCAGACGCAACATCAGGTGGTTCGGATACTGAGTCGGATGAGGCTTTGAGATATCGAGCAAAACGAGGGACGAGGTTCGGCAAGGGAACGGTTTCTGCAATAGAGTCGGCAATCGCAGCTGTTGATGGAGTTACAGCCGTCCTTGTTACCGAAGACACGGCAAACCACACAGCCTCAGCAACAGTTGAAGGTGGAGCCGATTCGGATATAGACAATGCAATTGAAGAAGCCAGACCCGCAGGCATACAGGTCACCTGGCAGAGGCCGACTTATGTGAGTGTGGATGTTACTGTCAATGCGACGGCCCAGCAGGGCTATTCTGCATCAACTGTTCAATCAAACATCGAGGCGGCGATCGATTCTTACTTCTCACAGCTCAACATAGGCGAGGATGTTGTTTACTCTGATTTGCTCAAGGCAATCGTGAACGCTGAAGGTGTGGACGATGTTACTAGCCTGTCGGCAACGGATGGAGCAACGACGATAGATGCTCTTGGTGAGACGATCAGCGTCTCAAACACCGAGAAGGCCCAAATCGGCACGAAAACCGTTAATGTAAGCTGAGGTGAACCATGGCCGTGCAGGATGTAATTAACAGGCTTTCAACCGCCTACAATAAAGCAGAGACCAGCAATAACTACAAGCTGCTCAGGATCTTTGCTGAAGAACTCGATGAGATCGAGCAGACACTCGGCGATGTGAAAAACTCTCACTTCGTTGACACAGCAACAGGGATCAGCCTCGACCGGATAGGCTCCCTCGTAAACGAGATGCGGGGTGGCGATGATGACGAAGCTTACAGAGCGAGAATCAAAACGAAATACTCGCAGATGATTGCAGATGGAACTAAGGCGGCGATAAAGTTCGCCCTGAGTGAGACTCTCGGCCTGGATCCGAGCAAAATCGAATTCATAGAGGAGTTTCCAGCCAATCCAGCACACTTCAAGCTCCAGCTCCCACCGGATTATGCAGATCAAGAAACCCTGATAGTAGAGATCGTTGACCGCACGAAGGGAGCGGGGATAAGCTGGCAGATCTGGTGGATAGGCAGCAAGTGGGATCAGGCCAACTGGGATGAGGGAACTTGGGGGAGTTGACTTTTCTTTTTAAAGTTGCAGGATAGCTGATCGATATGGGTGTTAAAGAGCTTCTCGACCAGAAAAAGAAGGATCTAGAGAACCTAAAAAGCCAGATGGCAACGATCGAGGAAGAAATACAGAAAGTGCAGGCTGAAATCGAGGCTTTGAGGAAGATCAGTGAGCTGATGGAAAGAGTTCCTTCTCTGAAGAATCACATTAGCATAGGAACCGTATAAGGAGGTGAAGTATGAGCCTGCAGAGTGATTGGGACGATCCCGGAACAGACCCGGGAGATGGAAACAGGAAGGCTGTGCCGAACACAACAATAAGCTCTTCAATGATAAACTGGATTCTTTACAGCATTGCAAATGTCGATCTGCCAAACCACGAGGGCAGGATAACGAATCTCGAGAACGCAGGCTACAAGAAGATCACGATTGGAACAGAAGCTGCAATGCCCGCAAGCGGAAGCACGGATGAGCTATATGTCACCACAGACACGAACAAGTTTTATCGAGGGACTGGGACGGGCTGGCAGGAAGTTTGCATAACCTGGGATGGAGTCGTGTCGCAGCTTGAAGCTGTAGGAAGCAAGAACAAAGCCTACGATTCAGATCTGGATGGAATCTTCGATCTTTCAACGATCCCCTCCCTACCAAGGAGCAGGATCAGCGACTTCTTCAGCTCGCCATTCTGGGGCAATATTCCGGATAAGCCCTCGGCTTTCACCCCTACAGCTCACGCGAACACACACGCTGATGGCGGCTCGGACGAGCTCAGCTTGGATGCATCTCAGATAACCAGTGGTGTATTTGCTACGGCGAGAATCCCGAACCTCGATGCGAGCAAAATAACGAGCGGGAGATTCGCTTTTGCAAGGCTGCCAACGTCCGCAACGGCAAACAGATTCCTTGTAGTTAGGTCTGCAAACGGCGATCCTGTGTATGATTTACTCGCAGCGAGTGACATTCCGGATCTGGATGCGAGCAAGATAACGAGTGGCGTTTTCTCGATCGACAGAATCCCAGACATGTCTAGGAGTAAAATCACTGACTTCTTCAGCTCGCCATTCTGGGGGAATATCCCAGACAAGCCAAGCACATTCCCACCCTCGAGCCACACTCATCCTGTAGCTGATCTGACCGACCATACAAAAGCCGTGCACGATGCATTAGGAATCGATGCAGCCACATTAGATGGTAACCAAGCGAGCGATTTGATTGCTAAGAACATGACTGACCAAACTGCAAATAGAGCATTGGGGACGGTTTATCAGAATACAACAAACAGACACCTGCTTGTGTTTGTTGTAGGAAAAATGACTGGTGGTTCCTCCACTTACAAATCATATTACTATGGGATGAGCGTATACATCGGCTCAACGAGCTCTCCAGATCAGCTCATATGGTATAAAACGAATGCAGGAAGAGACACTTATACAGGCACACTTTATGATTCTTGTGTTTTTATAGTTCCTCCAAACTATTACTATAAAGTCACTAATATTACAGGAGGGAGCGGAAATCCAACAAATGCAGTACATAAGTGGTGGGAGGTAGAGATATGAAGGTTTTTCTTAAAACAGGGTTTGGCTACATCAAAAAAGATGGAGTTATCATTGAGAAATTTGAGCTACCGGTTGGTGAACATGAGTTTCCAGATGGAGTAGATGTGGTAGAAGTTTCAACTAGAGAAGAACTTGAAACTGTAAAAGTAGAGTATGAGTCTACTGTAGAACCACTTGAATTCAGATTATATAGATTAAGAGACGAAATAATAGACAAAATGCTCGCTGACGAAGACTTTTCTGACTTGAAAGAGCAATACAAACAACTCAGAGCCTTGTTGCAAGCACGGTGATTTTTGGAAATAACATCTACAACCGAGAGAGCTTTATCTAAGATCCGGAACATCAAAACAACATGCGGAAAAACATCTACATCAAACAGTGCTGCTACTTATGCGACTACTTTTTCGAGGCTCAAGTTGACGAAGGTTACTGTGAGAAGAAAGACAAGGTTACATTGCCTACAGACTGGTGCGAGGAATTCGAGATAGATTCTAGATTTAAAAATCTCCTGAAATGACTATCCTAGAATTCTAAAATCTTTCCAGTATTTATCATAGATCTTTTTCAAATCCTCCTCGCCCTGGAAGTCGTAGTGCAACAAATCGACATCACTGGCCGTTGAGTGTCCCATCAGCAGTTTTTTAACAGAAGTTGGCATTCCTAGGCGGTCAGACTGCTGAGAGAAGAACTTACGCATGTGCTTGAGCCTGAGCTTTTGATTAAAGTCAACCTCGACATCGAGCTTCCTGAAATCTTTTTGGACCGTACATTCGGCAAACAATCTCTCTGTTTTCAGTTCCACGGAATTGAGATACTCAATTAACGCATCCCTTGCTTCCTCGCTGAAGAAGGTTATTCTGTCCTCGAAATCCTTGGTCTGTTCCGCTCTCAGGTACACAGTCCTATTTTCCAGATCGATGTTGTCTAAAGTCAGTTTGTAGAGTTCCTCAGCTCGAATGCCTGAAGTTGCAGCAAGCAGAATGGCAGCCCTCAATCTCAGTCTTTCGGAGCGGAACTTCAGCTGTTCAGCTTGGTGCAGGAGCCTCTGGATGTCCATTATGCGAATGACAATCTCTCTCCGCTTTGGGACTTTAGGTAATTTTATGATCTCTGCCAGATCCGGTCTGATGAGCCTGATGAGCCGTCTTATGTCTATAACATACTTTCTGAGGGTTTTGGCCGAGTATTTCTTTTTTAATTTGTTTATATAAATTATTATGTCGTTAAGATTGCAGGAATAACACATTTCTTCAGAAAATTTGACCAATCTGTTCTTGGTTAACCGTATATGCTTGTCGCTAGCACCAGCAAGGCTCAT